GGCTGTGGCCTGAGTGAACACCCGGTTGACCGTCGCGTTGCTGACGTTGCTCGGCACGCCGGTGACCGACCCCCACGGCAGCGTGCCCGAAGTCGCCACCGGAGCGAGGCCGCTGATGCTGCTCGCGCCAATCGTCAGTGCCGTGCCATCGAAGGTGAGAGCGTTACCAAGACTGAACTTGTATGCCCCGCCGCTGTAGCCAGCAAACCAGCCGCCGGTCGCTCCGTAGCCAGCGCCGGCGATGATGGCGCTGGCAGTGCTCATCGTGAGGTTGCCCGTCACGCTTAGCGCGCCAGTGTTGGCGGTGATGGCGGACAGACTGGTCGTGCTGATGCGGTCGGCGGTGATCGTGCCAGCAGCAATCTGCGCAGATGTGATTGTCCCGGCGTTGATCTTGGCACCGTCGAGGTTAACGATCTTCGCGTTGCCGATCGTCGCGTCGGCTATCTTCGCGTTGTTGATAGACGCGTTCGCGATGAATGCGTCCCGCACGTACATACCGGGCGGCCCCCACGCGCCCGCAGCAGTCTGGACAATGAAAGGCATCGCGGGGGGCACCCCTGGACCCGAGGGGCTGGCGACGTAGAAGCTGTCGGCGCGCACGGCGAAAGTGCTGGAAGGGGCTGCGTTGTTGGCCGTGCTGGCCAGGCCGAAACCGCTCACATAGCCGTTGCTGTCGATCTTGACGGTGTACTCGGCCTGGAGCCCCGTGATGGCGCTGGCGCTTGTCGTCGCGCTTGCCTCCAGGCTGACGCCGCTTGTGCCGTTGAAGTTATCCAGGCGTGAAGTGAGAGTGGTGACGTTGTTCGCGACAGCGGACACCGCGTCGGCGCGCGTGGATTTCTCCTGGGCTACCAGGGCGAACACTGGCGCGGGGCTCGACGTCTTTGCAGCCCAGCCGGTGCCGTTCCACACGTACACCGTGTTGGTGTCGGTAGTGCGCGCCATGTCTCCGATAACCGTCCCCGTTGCGAGCGGTAACGCCCCGAAGCTCGCATAGTCCCCGCGGTAGACCGCCGCGCGCTTATCCGCGAGCGAGTCCACCCAGGCCGAACCGTCCCAACGCTTGAACGTCTCTACGCCGGCGGCGGTCTTCCACGTCCAGACGTCGCCGACGCTGGCTCCCACAGGGGATGTCGCCTGGTTGAACACCTTGTAATCCGTGCCCGCTGCGGCCCCGAAACCGGCATAGAGGGACTCGCGCGCGGAGGTCTCTGCGCTGTCTGCCGCTGCGCGCTGTGTGGTCTCGTTCGCTATGTCCGTCACGGCCTGGGCCACGCGCGTATCCGCCGCCAGCGTCCACGCAGCGCCGTCGTAGACGTAGAGCTTGTTCTGGTGCGCGGTATCTATCCACAGATCGTTGGCCTGCAACGTATAGACGCCAGCCACAGTCACCGGCGCCGTCGCCGAGTAGAAGGCGCGGCTCTTGACGGCAGACAGCGCGTTCACTGCAGACGAAATGCGGTTGGCAACGGAGCCAGGCACGGTATCCGCAGCGTCGATGAGCCCGATGCGCGTGCTCAGCGAGCTGAAAAGCTGCGCCTCAGTGAGGTGCCCCGTGAGGGCGTCCATCAAGACGGTCACATCTGCCTGGAGGGTGGCGACGGTTCCCGAGGTGGCGTTGAGGGGACCGACCGCGCCGCTGGTGGTGACGCTGCGCACCCAGTAGTAGTAGGTAGCGCCGTAGGCCCCGCCAGCGTCATCGTAGAACGTCGTGGTCGAAGTGCCGATAGCGCCGGCAGCAACCGCGGCAGCGGAGTTGTCCGACGTGTACCGGAACACCTCGACGTACGCGAAGTTGGCGTAGTTAATCGACGCGCCGTCCCAGTGGAGCAGGATGCTGTTGAACGCCCCGCTGGCCCAGAAGCCTGTGATGGCCGGGGGGATGACGTACGTCGGTCGTGGGTCAGACACCCCAGCAGAAGACCCGCCGCCGACGACGATGGTGGCTCCGCCCCCCGCGCCACCAGCGATAGCGGTCCCGGCCAGGTTACCCACCAGGTTATTTCCAGCGATGCTCAGCGTGAGGACACCCGCGTCGACCAGATCCCGCAGGGTCATGTTCTTTTCCATCACGCTGCCGACGCGCCCTTCCCGCGCGTCCAGGAGCTGACGGATCGCCATAACGGACTTGCGCAGGGACGAGACGTCCTCGGCCGGCAAAGGAATGTTCGTGACCTGCGCGCCGCGCTCCGTGTCCAGAAGCCCCGACCCGAGCTCCCGAGTGAGGCGGTCGCTCAGGGTATCGGCGGAGGAGACGCTAGCCACGCAGCAGCTCTCCCATGGAGTCGGCGATGTCCACCGACCGGACGTCGGCCGTTCCGTTTAGGGAGAACGAGTACCGCGCGGAGCGGTACCCCGACGGCAGGCGAAACGCGTACTTATCGGCGACCGAAATCGGGCCCCCGATGGCCGCGCCGTCCGCGTAGAGTTGGAACGACACCGGATACGCCGTCGCCGATACGCGGGCGCAGGCCATGTTGACCTCGTACGGAAGGGAGAATGTGCCCGAGACCCAGGTGTAGGTCAGCGCTGCAGCGGTCGCGTCGTCCCACTTCTTGAGCTCGTTGCCCACCACAAGGAACAGCGCGTCCCGGGACTTGTCGCGGTAGCCGGCGGTCGCGTACACGTCCGTCTCGCAGAACGTCGGAGCGTCCCCGAAAGTGAAGACGAGCCCTCCCCGGCGCGTCCCGTTGTCGAAGAACGCGATGTACTTGTTGTCGCTCTCGTACGCGCTGATGGACGCCGGGGCGTACGCCTGCCACTCCACGCGGGTCATCAGGCCGCTGGTCAGGTTGGATAGGCCCCCCGAGGTCAGAAGCATCAGCCCGTCTGGGGAGGCGAACACCACGCCACCGAGCATGGGTACGACGCTGCGCTTGGACACGCACGACTGCGCCACGCCGAGCTTGTCCGAGCTCATGCTGGCGGGGTCAGCGCCGGTGATGACGTAGACGCCAGTGGTGGTTCCGACGAAGAGCGACTGGTCGAACGCCGCCAGCGCGACGATCGGCGCGTCGGTGGACTTCTGGTACGCTGGCGGCCACGCGTAGGGGGCGTACGGCACGCTGAAGCACACAGTGTTTCCCGTGAAACCAGCGAGCACTCCGTTGGCCATGGCTGTGAGCCCCACCATGGTGCTCGGGGGTTCCACCCACCCCTGGGTGGGCAGCACGGACCCCAGGTTAGCGGTGGGCGTCGTGTCGTTGTAGGTAGCGGCAGCCGCCGCTAGGTTGGCGACGAACTGCAACTTGGTCGACGCGGACCCCATCGCGGAGCGGTAGAGGTTCTTGCTGGCGATGCTATACCCCGCACCGGCGGATGTGGGCAAGCCCGTCAACTGGACTGTCTGCCCGGGCTTCCAGTCGGCGGTCGACGAGACAAGGGACGGCGGGCCTTCCTCGCCCCACGTAGTTACCCACGTCGTCGCGTACAGCACGGTCTCCGCGGCGTCGGTAGCGTTCGTTGGTGTGCCTGTCACCGTAGGGGCGTTCATCGCGCCGGGGGCCGGCACGCCCATCTTGTACGTCGTCGTCGGGTACGGGGCCGACGTTGTGGCGATGGACGCCTTGGTCTTCTCCGGATACGCGGCTCGCCCCGTGATGAACGTGCGCTCTTCCGTGTCCCCGTCGATCGGCCCCTTCACCACATCCATATCCGCGGTGTGCTGGAACCAGAAGTGCGCGGGATCTGTGTCGAGCTGCGAAAAGCGGTAGATCGAGCGCACCGTGCCGCCGGAGAACGTCACGATGGGCGAGGCCGTCAACCCCTTGAAAGCTGCCAAGTACCCGCTGGTGAGCTTCGTATTCACCGCCATTACCGCCTCCCCTGCGGACAGCAGGTCTGGACCCTGCGCAGGGCGCATCCCGGCGAAAACGCGGACTCCGATCTTCATATCACATGAACCGGTGGGGCTGCACGCGGGAATCGTTGAGGGTCTTGCCCTGAGCCGCCTGCCTCCGCGCCAGCGATACCGCGGCCTCGAACACCGCCTGATCCCGCGCCGGGTTGGCGGAGAACGATTGCCCGGAGCTTGCCTTAATCTTCGCCAGTGCGCCGGAGGTGATGCCCTCCATCCAGTCCGTGTAGAGGGTATCGTCCACACCTACGCACGTGGGGGACGGCATGAACGACGCCCGAACAAGGATCGTCCCCGTCGTGCTTGTGTCCGGCACGGGGTACAGGCTCACCGACGTCGATGACGGCGACTTGAGAAAGTAGAACCGGGGGTCACGGCGCAGTACCTGCGCTGTGCCCACGTCGGCGCCGCGCAGCGCCACATCCGACTGGACCTGCTCCTGGGCTACCGAGGCCAGCCATACGCCCTGCCACGACACCGCCAGCACGCGCGCCAGGACCATGTCCGCGGGCGCTGTCACTGCGTAGTCCTGCGTTCCCGCCACGGTGTTCATCGGGTCCTGGATGCTCTGGACGATGTCTGTCCGGCGGCAGAACTCGATGCACGCGAACCGCAGCGCGGCGATGGCGAGCGGCTCCGGGCACCCGGGGGCGTCGACCAGGACCGATGGCAGAAAGAGATCCAGGGAGGTGGCCACGTCAACCCTTCACCGCGTCAGTCGGCGCGTCCGACGCGGCTACAGCCTTCTTGGCCGACAGCGCCTGAACGAAGTTCCCATGGTGCGACGCCGCGCGCTCCATGTTTCCGGCGATTTCGATGTCCTTGCTGTACGCTCGGTAGAGGACGTAGTCCATGAGGACCGGAGCGTAGATGTCGTCAAGCGTGATGGAGCTGCTGGACGCGGCGATGTCCGCCGGGGACACGGAGTACAGGGCCTCCACAAAGATGCCTGCCGCAGCCGGCGGGTACACGTAGAACACCTTCGGGGCACGGGTGTCGTAGACACAGTGCTTGATCTCGGTCGCCGCCGTCATGGAGTGCCAGTCGGGGACATGCGAGTCCAGCATCGAGGCCGGGACATGACGAATCGCGCGTCCGGGGGTATTCCCCGTCGCGCCCATGTTTCGTATCAGCTTGAGCAGCTCGAGGCCGTCGGTCGGCAGGGCCTGCCGGGTCCCCAGCGCGAGGGGGATGTTGCCCGTGACGGCCGTCAGCTCCGGGAGCACCGCGGCGATCTCCCGCTGCCCGTCGTTGAGCCACCCCAACAGTTCGGATTCGGGCCACCGTATGTTGGCGGTGTCCTGGAGGATCTTCGCGGCCTTGCCGAGAATCACCGATGCGAGCATGTTGGCCATGAATCACGTCCTACAAAGGAAAACGCCGCGGGGCGAACCCGCGGCGTAGTGTAGCACGAGCCAACAAGTTAGCTCGTAGGGGCGATCAATAGACGATCGCCAGGGCCAGGGCCTCAGGCTTCACCACCTTGTGGCCGAAGATGTTCACGCCGCGCACCAGGTCACCGAAGTCGGAGGGGTTGCGCAGCGTTTCCGTCTTGGCAATCTGGCTGGCGAACGCGATGGCCGAGGTCTGCCCGGCAATGAGCGCCCTGCGCCGGTTGGCGTTGGTGACCGCGGCCACGGTCTCCGAGCCATCGCCCGACGTCCACAGGACGGCGTTTGCGGCAGCGTACGGGAGCTGGTTCGACACGTAGATGTCGAAGCGGTCGATGCGACCGATCAGGCCGTTACGCACCGGGCTGGTGGCGTCCCCGGTGACGTACGCCTGAGCGATGTTCGACTGCAGCAGCAGCGTGCGGGTCAGCGGGTCGATGACCAGGTAGCGCCCGGCGTCGGGAACGTTCTGCTCGTCCAGGACCGACGCCAGTTCCAGCACCTTCTGCAGGACGTTGGACGTGGTGAGTTGGACCGGGGCGGCCTCCGTGCCCAGACTGAACAGGTGCGAGCGCGTGCCGGCCGTGGCGCCCTTGTTGTCCGTGGAGCCCTGGAGGAACGTGCGGAAGATGCACGTCGAGTCCATAACCACGCGCATTTGCTGCCCCGCGTCGTCGCTGAACATGCTCAGGAGTTGCGGCTTGGACTGGTAGTCCAGCACGTCGGACACCTGGAAGGAGAACGACTTGGCGCGGTCGACCTGCATCTCGATCGTCGACGGCACTGGGGTCTGATACGTCAGGGTGCTACCAACCGTGTAATCCGAGATCGTGATGCTCGGAATGTTGTTGATGATGACCTTGTCGCCCAGGCTACTGATGTCGCCTTCCCAGTTCTTGTTGCAGATCGACGCGAACGTCGACGCAGAATAGAACTTGGCGTTCAACTTCGCCGACCAGATGGTCGGGATGAACGTGCCCGAATACGACGGGTTGGTGTTGAAGTTACCGGATACCGGGGCTACTGCTGCGGGGGTAATCGTGGCCATTCTGGACTCCTGTGTATGCCGCAGCTAACGCGTTATCTCACGCGCCCTTCTGCCACGGCCAAGTTGATTTCGGCTTCGATGGTTTCGGCCTCTTTCTCCCTCCCAACGTAGGCTCCCTGGGCCATGTCCTTGTAGAAGCTCATGATGGCCTTCTCGCTCAGGAACGGCTTGGCGGGCGCCGGGGCGGGCGCGGAGTTTCCGGCGCCATCGGGTGTGATCTGCGACTCGAGCGTCGGCGTCGAGACTTTCGGCAACGCCGCCTTGTACGCCCGGAAGACGTTGGCGACGCGGTGCGCGTCCAGGTTCTTGAAGGCGTTGTCCAGGGCGGCCTGCCGCGGGACGCCGTAGACGTCATCCGCTACTCCAAGCCACTCCAGCCAGGTGTCGTCGCCGTTGACCTTGCGCCAGTCGGGGACCAGTTCGGTAAGCAGCTTGTAGAAATGCTGCTCCGCCGTCTCCGCTGTCCGCTGGGCCACGCCGTTGATCGACGCTTCCAGACCTGCGATGCGCGACTCCAGGGTAGTCACCGCTCCGGTGACGTACCGCTGGACCATGCCCATCATCTCTTCACCGAAGACCTCGATGTCCTTCGGGTCTACCGAGGACTGCGCGGCTTGCGGCGCCTCCTTCACAGAGCTCAGGACCTGCACCTGCGAGACCAGATCCTTGATCTGGTTGCGGAGCTGCACGACGTCGGCGTTGTACACCCCTTGGAGGCTCTTGTACTTGTGCCGGTACGTCTCTTCTTCCTGAGCCGGAGGCGGCGCCGGGGGCGGCGGTTCCTGCGGCGGTGCGCTCACGGCGCTCGGTGCGGGTTGGACAATCAGGTCTGCGGCGTTTGCGACTGTCGTCGGGGCCTGGGAACGAGCTGCTTTGTCCGCGGCCTCCAGAGCCTCTGCGGCCAGGAGTTCGTCTTGCACACGTTGTGGGAGCGACATTCTGCTTTGGCTGTCCTCGAGGGCTCAGCGGTAGTTAGCAAGTGGCTGGCATGCTAGCACACTTATTATATCTCGCAAGCCTATTTGCCCCCTCCGGACAACATTTTCAGCAAAATCTCGAGAAACTGGATCTTCCCCTGGTGCTGGTGCATCACCGCCGGGGTGGTATTGAATGTCAGGACGGACACTGCCCCAGCCCTTTCGGCCTCCAGCCACTCAATAAACTTGGGGTTGTTCGCCCCAATCCGCCGCAGCAGCTCCGCCTCTGCCCTGGAGTTTTCAGCCGGGCTCATGCGCGGCCTCGCATAAACCGCAGGTAGTCCGCCGCCAGGCCGAGGTCCCAGAACGGCTTCACCAGCTCCGCAGGGTTCTGGGCGTCCGGGTCGATAACCAGCGCCACCGTGGGGGCCATTTTCATCGGCTGGAGGTTTCTCTCCGCGGCGTAGTCGTCGTGCGCCTTATACCCTGATACCCGCAGCATGTGCTGCATGTACCCGTCCGGGGACGGCACAACGCTGTAGCTGTCGATGTGCTTATGGCCGGCGATGTTGATGTGATCCCGCATCCCGAACAGGTGCTCCTTGCGCAGCCCGTGCACCGGGTTATATTGAGAGTGCCCAGGGAAGTCATGGCGCGCGTGGATGCGCAATGTCTTCCCGCCCGGGAACGCCAGCTCCATGCGCACGCCGTGGGGCTGAAGCAGACTGGCGTCGACCCCCGCCTGCTGCACGCAGAACCGCAGCCACGACATACCCTCGTTCCAGAGGTCGTGGTTCCCGGCCACTACCGCCAGTGGCGGGGCCAGGCTGAATATGTGCTCCGCCAGGCGAATACCGTCGGACGCCTTGGTACTCTGGTGGGCGTACAGCCGCCCCAGCCGACCGACCCAGTTGTTCGTTATATCCCCGAGGTGCAGCGCGTACATCCCCTCGGTTACCCCGATTACCCGCATGTCGTCGACCAGGCGCTGCACGTCACAGCCGTCGTCATCCACATGGGGGTCCCCAACCGCCGCGATAGCCACAGGGCCTCGGGCTTTGACCCCGATGTGCACGAGTTTGTTGAAACTCCTGACATCGCCCTCCCGTTTGAACTGCGCCGCCTTGCGGGCGATGAGTTCGGAGATGGGCTCGCAGGAGTCCGGTGGATACGGGATGTGGAGTTCTTCTGCGGGGTTTCTCGGAGTAACGGCCGTCGACACCGCCCGCAGTTTCAGCATGGTCATCATGCGGGACAGCGCAGAATGGTGCACGCCCAGCTCGATGGCCGCCCGGCGCACGCCGCCGTGCCTTTCGATGGCTTCGAGCCGCGCTGTTTGGCTTGCGTCCGCCACGCGGCGCAGCCGCTCGTAGTCCGTCTCTATCATTCGGCGATCCTCTTGCACCAGTACAGCGCGTGCTTTAAGCCCCACGGCACCGACGGGTTGAAAAGTCGGAAGCCAACGGCTATCAAGTTGTTGGCGCTGATTGTGTTGTCTGTCGTGTCGCTTATGAGCCAGCGCGCCCCGTTCTTCCGGGCGAACGCTTCGCGCACGCGCAGCAGGCGGCGCTGCAGTCCCTGGCCGCGGGCGTCCTCGGCCACGCCGGAGCGACACATGTACATGGTGTCGGACCACCGCGCTGACGGCTGTAGACCGGCGAAGCCCACCGCCTTACCACCGTTCCACGCGAGCCACCACCACCCAGATGTCCAGTCCGGTGGCCAGTCCGCCGGCAGGTTCTCGTGGTGCAGCCGGGTCAGCGCGGGGTGCGCTGGGTGCGCTCTGCGGATCGTGATGCTGTCTGGGCCCACGGGCCGCCTACTTGGTCGTAGTCAATGACGCTGCCACCGCATTGGCCGCGCCGCGCTTGTCCAGCGAGCGGAAGCCCAGGTAGGCTGCCGCCGGCGCCATGAGCAGCATGGCCAGCTCGGTCGAGGCGCCGACAGAGATCAGCGCCGCTCCCTTGGCGGCCTCGAATCCGATGATGTAGGCAGTGGTGGCGTACCACGACTGGCGGGCCATGAGCGGCCGCGTGTGCCGCACGTACTCGTCCTGGGAGTTGTCGCCGGCGCGGATCGTGAGCTGCTGCTGCTCGTGCTCGGCCTGGACGTCCTTGAGGCGCTCCTCCTCCATCGTCTGGATGTGCTTGCGCACGCTGTCCGCGTCCTGCACGGCCAGCTCGCGCAGTTTGAGCAGCGTGCCGGGGTCGGTCTGCACGGCCGCCAGCGCCTTCTCCGGGTCGGCCTCGCCGGTAGCGCTGCTTACAAGGGCCACTCCCGCGGCCACAGCGCCAGGCACGTTGCCCACGAGCAGCGAGCCTACGAGCGCAGCGCCTGTGCCACCGTTGGCCTTGAGCCAGTCGCCGACCTCTGCCCATGAGCTCACGCCGACGCCTCTAGAAGGTTCGTTGCGATGCGCCGGGCGTACCCTCGGCCCATCTGCGGCCAGTTCGGCTGCTCCGTCAGGAACAACAGGCGCAAACCGTTGAAGCGCCGGATGAGACAGTCAGGCTGCATGACCGCGATGCCCGAGCGCGTGTTCTGGCCGATGACCCCGTCTGGATTGGCGAACACCGCTTGCTGCAGCGTCTTGATCGCCAGCGATTGACCGCTCTGCACGGCCGTGTCGAATAAGCTGAACCTGACTGCCTCCGGCACAGAGTCGCAGCCGACCTTGTTCCAGTAGTCGCGCAGGTAGATTGCCTTCGCGTCCTCGAGCGTCAGGGCCGCGATGTCGAGCTCGGGGTACTCGCGCTTCGAGATACCGAACTTCGTCTCTCCGCCGGAGTCGCGGTGCTCCACGGCCTGCTCGGCGGACTGGTACCCGCCCTCGTGGCCGATCAACTTCTCGAATGCTTCGTCGAAGTCCACATTCAACGCCCGCGCTTCGCCGGCTTCTTCGCCTGGCGGCGGTCGAAGACCTCCTCCTTGCGAGAGCCCTCCTTCATCCCGCGGGACTCCTTGTCCTTGGGGGACTTCTCGAACATCGGGAACTTACCGAATGGTGTGTTCTTGGCCATGTCAACCCCTGCGCGGCTTGTCGACGCCGCCGAGCGTTCCCGCGGTGGTCTGCGGCAGGTCGTGGCCCGGACCGACAGCCCCGCCGAGCGTGCCGGCGTATTCACCGCCGACCGTGCGGCCCGGAACGACCTTGCCGCCCAGGAAGCTGGCGCGAACGCCCACGTTGGTCTTCTTGCCCGAGTTCATCGTCCCCGAGCTGAGCGAATCGGCCCCGACGGGCTGGTTGGCTACGGTGATCATGCTAGTCTCCGCTGGTGTGTGGCCTGCTAGGCCGGTTGAAAATGGTCCGTGATGGGTTCCCCCGGGGCGCCGCCCTCAGCCATGAGTGCTTGGTTCGGGCTCGACGGCCCGGGTGACGCGGGTGGGCTTTGCGGGCCCGGGGGAGCTGGTTGCCCCGCCTGCTCGGGCGCCGCAGCGGCCTGGGCCTGCTGGGTCTGCCGCTGCCGATCCTTGAGCACGGCTGCCGGCGGGACGATCTTCGAGGTGTTCATGTCCAAGGTGCTCGCGGCGGCGCGCAGCAGCTCCGCGCGCCCCTCAAGGCCCATGATCTGCAGGTCGACCGGGTTGTTCGTCGCCGCCAGGAACTCGTTGCGCCGGACCTGAGCGGACTCGCGCACCGACATGGACAGCGCCCCGCGGGCCAGCACGCGCACGTCGCCCTTGAGATCCGGGTCATCGGCGTACCGCATGTTGAAGTAGAACAGTCGTTCAAGCAGGGGCGTGAACACGCGCGTGTCGATGCTCGCCACCACGGAGCGGATGATCTTGCTGGCGTTGCCGAGCATCATGCTCATGCCGCTGGCGGTGCGCCCTGCGCCCCCCGTCGACTCCTGGCCCACGGTGTACTTCGGGATGCCCGTGTACTCGTCCGCCAGATCGGAGAACCGGGCGAACACGCCCATCAGTTCCGCGGCGTTGCTGCTCGGCTGGAAGAAGTCGATCGCCTTGGCCGTCGAGCCCATCGGGTCCGACGTGACCTGGTGCATCTTCCACGGATACATGCGGGACAGGTCTTCCCCCGCGGGGACGCGGTCGATGTTGACCACGATCTGAGGCCCTGACGAGATGCCTAGGTTGGCCGCCAGCGCACGGGCCGCGGCGTTGCACATGTCCGCGCAGTCCCGCATCAGGTCGTAGACTGAGTTCCCCCACACCGACCCCGGGACGTTCTCGTACGAGCACGCGTAGAACGGCCGCCTCGCCAGCGGGTCGGCGTTGAGCACAGCCTTGATCGTGTACGCGCCGATGACCCACACCTCTACCTGGTACTCCTTGGCGGGGTCCGGGACCTGGCTCTTCTCCATGCCCCACTCGACGAGCATCTTCCCAGACACCGACCCCCAATACTGCAGGGCATCGATGAGCCCGGAGGTCTGTGTGGCCGCGGTGGTGAGCTTCCCCTCCGCCCGGGCCTTCTGGCTGTCCACGGACAACCACGTGTTGAGCCCGCTGGTGCCGTAAAGCTCCAGGACTTTCTCGATGGCCTCCTTCGAGTAGCCCTCGACCCCGATCATTTCGGTCAGGTTCTGCCGCGTGAGCTTGTGCCTGCGCACCAGAGGGCCGTCGCTGATCGTCTTGGCCCACGGCGCCGGGTACATGTCGAACGGGTCCACGCGCTCCCACTCGAGGACGCTCTCCACCGTGACGATCGGAGTGTTGTCGGGGCCCCACTCCAGGCGCGGCTTCTTGCGCACGAGCGGCCCGGCCAGGAACGCCGTCTTGAACGTCGTCAGGTCGGTGATGAACTGGCCTAACGCCTCGTCGAACCCGCCCTCGAGGAGCTGGTCCTCCATCTTGTCTTCCATGCGCTGGGCATGCGCAACGGCCGCCTCGCGCAGCCTCTCGGTCACCTCCACCTTGGCCGCGTCCAGGCGCTGGCGCACATCCTCCAGCGTGGGCTCCAAGCCGGCCATGAGGACCTTCTCAAGCTCGTCAGTGACCGACTTGCGCACGCTCTGCGTCTCTTGGGCTGGCAGGTCCGGCACCGGCGTCGGGGCCAGCGTCCATGGCTTGCTCGACCCCGAGCCCCCGAGGATATCCCGCAGGAGCGCCTCGGCATGCCGCATCTTGACGCTGGGGAGCATCATGTAGATGACCGGCTGCCCCTCATCCTTGATGGCCTGCAGCTTCTCTGGGGTGTACTCCCCGCGGCGTGCGTACAACGCCTCGAGCATCGCCTCCTGCACCTGGAGCCTGGCCTGGTCGGCCTGCATGAAAAACGACTTCACCAGCCCCGCCACGTTCTGGATCAGAGGCTGCGCCTGCTGCTCCGCCAGGGCGCTGTCGCTGGCGGCCTTGGCCGCCTCGCTCTGCATCGACGCCAGAGACTGGACGGACATCACGCCGGCGACGTTCGCCGTACCCTCGGACATCGGAGGGAGCGGGGCCGACGCCGGCGAGATCGCCGTGGCCTCTGGGAGCCCGGTGCCGATCATGGTTGCGCGCGCTGCGCCCGGCCAATCACGGCCGACATGGGAGTGTGCATTTCAGCTCCATCTGGAGTTTGCCGCGGATATTACCACACTAACATCGTTAGCTCACACATACGAGTACGTCGTGCGCTTCACCTCCCGCGCCCGGCTCCCCATTAGCGTGTACGTCGGGTTGACGCGGGCGTTGAAGTGTAGCGCGGCGTACTCCGCGGCCTCGCACAGGTGGGAGTGGTGGGTCTTGTCGCGCTGCGTGGACGACAGGCCCGTCGTCGCGTTGCGCTTGTACCTGTAACCCCACTCCATGCCATCGGACAGATACTTGCATCCGGGGTCGAACAGTATCCCGGCCTTCCCGTCGACCGCGCGGTTGAGCAGTCCCTCCATGGCGTCCTGGCGCTTGGCAGGGTCGTTCGTGCTGGCCTTGATGGCCCGGAACCCGCGCGTCATCACCGCCTGCGCGATCGTCGCCTCGTTGACCTGCGACCTCTGGAAACACGCAGGGTCCAGGACGAACAGGAACGCCGACCGATTCGCCTTGTACTTCGACGTCAGGTGCGGGACCAGCAGGCGGTCGAGGAATGTCTCCACCCCCATCGTCTCCGACTCCGGCACGTAGCACTCCGACAGCACGTTGACCCGCCCGCGCGGGTCCTGCTGCATCACAGCGGCCGCGGCCTGCAGACCGTTGTCCATCCCCACCACCAGGGGGTTATCCATTCCAGGAATTGCGAGCAGTGGCTCTGCGGAGACGTGGAACGCCCGTTTGAACGTCGATCGGTACACAGCCTGGCCGGAGTTTCCTTGACCATACTGGTTCCGCAGATAAACATCTCTCCACTCCTCGTTATTCGCTGACAACAGATTCGGGTAATACTCTTCGCTCAGATACAGGAGATTCTCTGCCCCCGGATTTACCGTCAGGTCGTCGAGTATCGCCGGCGGTTGGATAAATATCTTCGCGTTGTCCGGCGGCTGCGTCATCAGCTTATGCCAGAAAGTATTCAGCGGCGGTGCGTTCGTCGAGCAGATAACCCCAGGATAACTCACCCCTCCGGCCACGCGCGACGGGAATCGGTCCACCCGACCCAGCAGGCCCTTGAACACTTCCTCGTCGACCTCCCGGCACTCCTCCACCCACGCCGCGCTGAGCTGCAGCGACAGCAGGCGGCGCACGTCGTCCGGGGTATCCGCGGCCATGAGGCAGAACTCCGTGAGCATGCGGGTCCCGTCGGCGTCCTGGCGGTGGATCTCGAACGTGTTGTCCGTGAGCCTCCACTGGCCCCACGCGGCTCCCTCGGCCTCCTGGGGTATCGTGACGAACCACTCGTCTATAAGCGGCTTGACTGTCGACTTGAGCTGCGCGGCGGTGTTGCGCAGTACGGCGAACTTCGTCCGTCGGACCCCGTTGAACGGCTGCTGCGCCCGGGCCCTGGCCAGGAGGTCGAACAGGCATACTGTGGACTTCCCGCCGCCCACCGGACCCATAATCAACTTGATATATGACTGGTCCTTGATAAACGCCCGTCCTGTCGGGCTCGGTGTGAATTTCATTCGTCCGCCACGTCAGTAAGGCTCACAGTTTTCTTCTTTCTCCCGCGGCGGGGTTTCTCCACCGGCGGCGTCTCCACGTCCACAATAGTTGCAGCCTGTTCCGCTGTCATATCCACGATTCGCTGTTCGAGTTTCATCGTGGCATCCTCAATATCCGTCGTGATGAGTTTGGCGCTCCTCTGCGGGGCGACCTGCACGGCGTTATCGCTCAGATCGATAATAAGGTTCATCGGCGCCAGGGTGAGCTGCGGAGTTTTAGGCTCCGCGGTCTGGGCAGTCTGCTTGAAGCTGTCGTAGATCTTCCGCACGACGTCAGCATCATCGCTGTCCATGCCCATATGGTAGAGCTTCTCCCCGATGTCCATCATCGCGGTCGCAGCGAACTCGGCCGCCAGGGCGTTGATCTCCCGGGCCTTGTCGATCTTTGTCGTATCTACAGCCATCTTCGGATACTAACATGTTAGGTAAGCTTGGTCGAACCAAGCCGGCGCTGCGGGCCGTGTGATAGGGTTACACTAGGGTGTAAGAGTCATTTGAAAACTGCGCCCGCCCTGTGAGCGGGACGTAGGGCCCCCACCCCTCCGCGCCTGGCCTGGTCCCACCCGGCCCCCCTGGTCCGGTCCCGTCCGAGCCCGCCAGCTCCGCCCGCCTTAGTTGACACCACCCCATGGGTAGGAGGCCGACCGCCTACGAGACACGGGATGTGAAATGGTCGGGCTGGATGGTGCAGCCAGTGCGCGCAGAGACATTCTGACGCGTGCGCCGGCGGAGCTTGACAGTGCGCGCCCACGCCCCTGTGATAGTGGCAGGATCAGGGCGCGCAGAGAAAGCAGGATGGGCCTAGCAAGCCCTGAAAGTCCTCGATACTGGCGTAGTAGCTGCAAGGCTTCCCTACACCAAGGATCAGCCGAAGATCAAACCCTAGAAAATCGGGCGCCGTGGACTGGGCGCGCAAAGTACAGAACCTCTCTCCTCTACTGTGGGGGGCTGTCTTATGCGTCGCGTGCGACGCATAAACCCAGTCTCTCACCCTGAAAGGAATATCATGGAAACCAGTCAAATTAAGTCTGCCATCTCCAGCATCGCTCGCGCCGTCGCCAAGCTGACGAAGGACGTCCAAGCATGCGCCGTTGAATGTCTCGTTCACGCTGTCAAGCATGGCGACGTGACCCTAGCGGACGAGTTGATCGAAGCGTGCGGCAAGGCTACGCGCCGTGCTTCGCTGCGGGCTTGGTTCGAGATCAATGGTCCCTTCGTCATCCTCAGCGGCAAGAGCACATTTAATCTCGATACCAAGCGAGCAAAGAAGCTCGCGGCCATCCCGGAGGCTGAGCTGCGCGGCGCCGTGGAAGCGAAGCTCTGGGAGGAAGCCACGCCGGAGCCCAAGGTCATTAGCGTACTGGATGTCTCTGGAGCGTTCGATAAATTCCTGGAGAAAATCCAGAAAACTGCGAACACCGAAGGCGTCGAGGTGCGCGACCGTGAGTTGATGCACTTTGTCGTTACCCAGGTTCAGGCCTGGCACAACGAGAAGGCCATGCGCGAGATGGTGCAGATGGACCCGGCGCAGATCGAAGCGATGTATGGAATTGCGCAGCCCAGGGTCATCGCTAACGCTGACGCCTCGTAGCCCCATGACGGCCCCCCACAGTAGAGAAGATAACAAGGAGAGCGCATCTTGAGCATCAGAGTGTTTTCAGTCCCGCAGGGGACGATGCCCGCGCGAACCACCGCGCGGACCCCGAAACCCAGCGCCCCGCGCGGGCGCGGTGGGGTGCCGCCTAAGCTGGCGGAAGGCTCGATGGCCCGGGCGCTGGAGATCGCCCGCACATGGGGCGAGCGCAGTCGCCCGCGTCGCTGCGACTAGCGCAGCTGAACAATCCACTACGAGAGGCCCGCAGTTACAATTTGTTCTGCGGGCTTTTTGGTTTGTACGCTGAACAATTCACTACTCCGGCCGCGCCTGGCCGTGGACTGTTCGGCACGACGCGCCACGGGTCGCGCAGACCCGGCAGGGGCTCCAGCCTCTATTGCTACGTCTATTGCTAGCTTTTTGGCACGACGCGGCACCCCCGCTGACGGAAAAGATACTAGATGGAAGTACATCCCCCTATCTATCTATCTATCAATACTTCTAATACTAATAAATCAAGGGTAAATTTAGTGACCCACGCGAGATTTTTATTGGGGACACCCATTTTAGGTGTAAGACTCCCATCGTGGGCCCCCCCCGCGCACGGTTGAAAGCGGGGGTTTGTGGGGA